CATCCACGTATTTTTCAACATCGCGGCTGGTAAGAGCTCTCTGGTAATTTTCCAAGTACTTACGAAAGTGTTGACTACGAAGACGTCGTAATTCAATGTTTAAGTATTCAAGAATAGCTTCAATTTCTTGAAGTTGATTAAATCTATGTTCCACAACACCGGGCATATTGGCAGCTGCCTTTTCAATATTGCCCGTTATACGGACATCACTTTTTGCTGCCTGTAGCTCGGCTTCGTAGTGTAGCACAGCGTCAGGAATATGACTTATATCCTTGCTAATCTTGTTATACCACATTAATAATCTTCTTCTTCGTCGTCTAAATCTTCGTATTCTTCAACAATTTCTTCTTCGTCATTTTCAAGATAGTATTCGATAGCATGATCTAAGTCAGCATCTGCACCACGAGCACCTTCTAATACCTTGTCCTTGACTCCGTAGTCTGCAAGTAGATCAACATATTTTTCCGCTATTGCGGCAACTTCTTTTTTGTCAATGTACTCTTTAAACAATAGCCAAACGTCTGCAATTTGATTGTCATTCATTTACCTCTGTCTCCTCTTCGATGATAGTTTTAGGTTTAATGTGATAATTTTGCATTATCATATCTAATTTATCATCTTTCCATTCTTTTCGGTAGAATAAGAACTCTTCTCCGGTAGTTGGCTCAATATACTTTAGTCTGTTGCCTTGTTGTACTAAAAGTTTTTTATCTTCAAATAAATCAACAAGTCCACTATAAGCGTTCATACCTGTCTCATATGGAATTTCAATTTGCAAAGTTTCAAAAGGCTTTGCATAACGTGTTTTCATAATCTTACAAGCGGCTCTAATGCCATGTACTTCACTGGTCTTAACACCATTCTCGTCAGTCTTAAGTTTGAGTTTTTTCATTGCAACAACAATACTAGACGCATAGACAAATCCTTGTCCACCACTAATCTTGTCATCTGGGTCAAACATATCTTGACTTGCGTATGTGTGATTAGTACAGACCATACCAACATTCCATGAGCCAAACATGTTTACACAGTTACGAACTAATGAGGTTAATGCTTTTGGCTTACGACCCATATCGCCTTTCATGTCACCAGCTTGGAACTGATTAATGTCAGTAGGGGTAAGCAACATACCCAATGAGTCTATGACAAATAGGACTTTAGGACGTTCTGCCATTTCTTTGTACTCTTTCATGAATTCATGAATGGTTTTAGCCACATCATCAATCATTGCCATGTTTAGCTTGAGTAATTTATCTTCACTTGTGTCTACACCAAGAGCATGTAACCATGCCTCATCAAGCGCATTTTCTGTATCAATTAAGATAACATAAATGCCTGCTTGTTGTGCGTTGCGAACTAAGTTGCCTGAACAAATAAAACTTTTGCCAGCGCCACTTTCGCCTGCAAACACAGTTACCTTGCCCAGTGGAACACCTCTGTTAAAGTCACCACTGATCAAATAATTTAATGCGTAATTGCCTGTAGAGATCCAATCTGTAGGATCATTGAAGCCTACTCCAAGACCTTCAATACTTTTTGTTAATGTTTTTCGAAATTTAGATAAGTCAAAGGCTTTTGTAGCCATAGTTGTTCTCCTTGTGTTGTGGTTAGTAAGGGGGACTGAGCCCCCTTATTTTTATTACTTCTGACGATTACGGATCATTGCAAGGATATCTTGCGCACGATCACCGCCACTAGCCACAGCTTCGGTAGCAGGTTTAACTGCCGCTTTAGGAGTATCAACATCAAACGGTGGATCTTCTTCCACGACTGCTGGAGTTGCCTTTGCAATCTTTGTTGCTTGTGCCACTGGATCACCAGTATTTTGATTAGCACCGCTGGGTTTAAAATACTGACCCCAACGTTCCATATCAAATGCTTCACCATCAACACTGGCCTCAAACATTTCTTTGATGACCTTAACTTCGATCTCGCTTGGCTTCTTAGGTAAGAAGTCCTTAAGATTGAATAGACCATGTGTCTTGACTGCCGCTTCTTCATCACTAGTTAGTGGACGTTCACGACGGCTCCATTTGCTTGTGCTGTAATCAGCATAGCCACCTTTGCTGGTTTTGATTAATTTAAAATCAACACCATGTACAAAGTCAGTTGGCAAGTCTTCCATTTCTGGATCCAACAATGCGCCACGGATCAATTGGAAAATCTGTGGACCAATAATGAATCTACGAATTGGATTTTCGGATTTGTTTTCTTCCTTCAAACCATCTTCAGTCACAAATCCTTGGAAAATGTAACTACGTTTCTTCCAATACTTGCGACCCATATCTTCCAACGCTGGGTCCTTAAACCAAGCACGTACTTCACTCAAAACAGGACATGTCTCACCATACATTTCCATGCAAGGTACTTGTACCATTGTTTTTTTGCTTTCTGTTTCACCTTTAATGCCAGCGAACTCGAGCTTAATCATTGCTCGTTCTACCCAGAAAAAAGTGTTGTCGGAATTTCCATCTGGAAGAAAGCGTACTGCGGATTCGCTACCTTCTTTTAAGTTCCAAAATGGATATATTGAATTGTCACCGCCTGTTCTCTCACCAGTACCACGTGACTCTTGTTCTTTAAGTTTTGCTCTAATTTCAGCCAAAGATGCCATAATATTTCTCCTTTAATATGCCTTTGTTTGCCTATGTTTTGTTTGTGCCACTACACAAACAAAAAGTGCATACATGTTATTGTACGCACTTTTATTTATATTCGCAAGTGAAATCTTGCTTAATATTGAAGTAATTCTACCAATTATGTTCCAGAGTCTTTCAATCCAGCAATTCTACGCATAGCATTGAGATCTTTCATATATGACTCAGTTGCAGGTTGTGCCGCTTGATTTGCTTGTTGTTGAGCTCTTAATGAACCTGGAACAACTGGACGACTGTTTCGAGTAACACTAGTAGCGGCGCCGCCAGCATTGGTAGTTGTTTGACCGCCTGCGGCATTTTTAACGGTGCCAGCTGGATTTGGAGTAGCGGCTTGTTTTGGTGCCATTTGCACAGCATACTTTTTGCCTTTCCACGTAAAGTCCTTAGCACCTGCTTTACGTGCCGCACCAAATGCTTGACCAAAAGGCATTGCATCATAATTTGGAGCTGCCGCCGGAGCAGGTGCCGCCGGAGCAGGTGCCGCCGGAGCGGGTGCCGCCGGAGCAGGTGCCGCCGCATCGGCTGCTGTTTGGGCGTTCAAGGCTTTTTGTTTAGCCTCAAAATCTGCTTGGTCAGCAGGAGTCATATTGTCTTTATGAACAAACGATGGTGCTGGTGCTGGTGCTGGTGCTGGTACTTCAGCCGGTGCTTCTGGAGCAGCCGGCACTGCGGGAGCCGCTGGTGCTGGTGCTGGTACTTCAGCCGGTGCTTCTGGAGCAGCCGGCACTGCGGGAGCCGCTGGTGCTGGTTGTGTGCCTGCTTGTACAGGAGCTCCACTGCCGTCAACTACTGCGCTACCGTCGCCTGCTTTTAGTGTTCCTGGAACAGTTGGTGCTATTGCCGCTAAATTTTTCTTTGCTAACTCACCCGCTTGTGCTTTATTGGTTGCAAAACCTGCACTTTTTGCTAATGCTTGTTGTTGCGGAGTTAACGCAGATGAGGCTACTGGTGATGATTCCCAGTCTTCTTCTTCTGACATTTTTTCTTCAATGATGTCTATATATTTTCTTAGTAATGAATCCATAACGCTTCCTTTATCTTAGTCCAGCAATTTTTAACATTGCTGTTAGTTCTTCACTCTCGGGTAATGCTTGCTCTTTACGCTGTGCTACTCGAGCTTTGATATTTTCAGTTGCATTACGATTGTTCATTCCTGCGCCTGACAATTCAAGCATACGTGCATGTTCATGTTGTGCTTGAACATGGCCTTTGTATTTTTCCATTACACTATGACAAGCACGTTCGACCATACCATCAAACTTTTCTGCTCGCATTGTGTCTGGTTCAATGTTGTACTTTTCTTTAAGTTCTTTACACATTTTAGTAACGAACCCTTCTTCACCAATGGTCATGGTACCTTCATTGGCATTGAAGAAACCACTTACACGTTCTTCAATTTCATCAAACAATTTTTCTGCTGTGCTACCATGACGTTTTTGTTTCCTATGCATCATGTCTTCATCTGGATTCTCAGCAACTGGAGCAGCCGCTGGGGGAGCTTCTGCTGGAACTGCTTCTGGAGGAGCTTCAGCCGCTGGTGCTGGTGCCTCTGCTGGTGCCGCTGGAGCTTCAGCTGGTGCACGTTCTGGTGGAGCCTCAGCTGGTGGTACATCTTTATCAAATCCTAATTTACCTGCAAAGTCTGTTTGATTTTCAGAGTCATGTGCTTTTAAAAATTCACTAATGATTGGTCTAGCATCCATTTCATCTAAACCCAAATCAGCCAATGCTTCAAATGCTTTGCCTAATTTATCATTGTCAACTATATCTTTTAAACTGTCTCTTACGTTGCTGGCATTAGTTCCCAATGGCAAATCTTGATTAAACAAATCCTTTAATGACTGCATAGCTTGACTACTACGATCTTCATCACCACTAAACAAATCATCTTCTTCACGTACTATTTGCTCAATTGCATGTTCAAATTGATCTTCTGGATCAAATGATTCTTGTTGCCCGGTTGGTGCTAGGCCTGCTTTTTTCATAGCTTCTGCTGTTGCAGGGCCTACATTCATCGTAGTACCTATTTTTCCATCTTTTGATGTTAAGTATAGGGCCGGTGATCTAACAATGGCTCCGCCGTTTTGTCTCTGATTAAGGAAAGTATATGTGTTACTTTGAGTATCTAACACTGCTGGATAATCACCACCCATTGCTTGAATAGTTGCTGATTTAAATCCGTTGCCTAAATCTTGGCCGGAAGTTGCTTCTTCGCCTAGTAAATCATCTGCTGATAATTCCTTAACAGGAATATCACTTTCATCAACTAGACTATAAATGTATGGGAATACTGCTTTTAGTTCTTCATTGAAACTACGTACAGTTAATCTATCTACCCAGTCATTTAAAATTTCTTCTGGTACAACTCTTGATGGACGACTTGTGAAGCTTTCTTTAAACAAAGCATAGTTCTTTGGGCTTTGTAGTGAGTGGACTTCTTTTTTAAGCTGTTCAATACGTTCAATAACTTTACTGTGTATTGTTCCCATAGCTTCTGAAATAACTTCGCTACGATCAACATAGTTTTTAAAGAAACGTAATTTTGCAAGTTCTTCACTTAGGCTTACAACATGCTTGCCAATATCATCATGTGGTGTCCCGCCTTGTGACACATGTTGTGCCAAGGCGCGAGCTCCATTCAGATGTTTTACAGGATAAGCATAACGTTCACCAACAGCATTTTCAATAAAGATTCTTTCAATGTGTTGTGTCCTACCGTTAGGTGCATTATAGTTTACTGGTTGGCTGTGTCTAACAATAATTTTAGCTTCGCCAATTTCTTGGTAACTAGTTCTACTAGTTCCAGATAGTCTAGATTCGTTCATGTTTCCTTCTCCGATAGGATCTCTCTTATCTAAGTTACTTTGCGATGGGTTTTGTAATTTAAAGTCCAATGAGTGAGATTGCGCAAAATCACCTAACTCATCTAAAAAGTCAACCCAAGATTTATCTCTTGGATTTTTGTTCCATAATACTAGCAGAGCTGGCTTTTGATCTGCATCTGATAAACTAATTGACACATTGGTTAATTTCTCACCATTGCGCCTGTTAGTGAAGTCAAAGCTGATTTTTCTAGCATCACTGTCACGATGTTCCTTCCCATCAATAGGCTCGCCGTCAACAGTTTCCTTTTTCATACTAGGAAATCTAGTGGACATTTGTTGCACTAAATCTTGGGCAATTCTTTCAAAATTCGCATTCATAGTAATATTTAGCTTAAACTGCTGGAAATGAAAATGGGTAATGGAGCCTCATAATCTTCCTCAGTATGTGTTCCTGATATGGTTTCAAAGACCCTTTGATCCCAATCTGCTATTAATTGACTCATTCTTACAATTAGCAATAGTGAGCTAACTAAATCGTCGTGTTCTCCGCTTTTTGCCTTAAAACTAAAGCCCGCGGCAATAAACGCCTTTAATTCTGAAATTAAACTTTTACTGGTTAATTCCATTTTGCCAGTTTCAATTAGGTGTTTTAGTCTTGCACAAGCGGCTATTTTACTACCATGTGTAGTGTTAAAACCTTTTCTAAACTTGCGTACATGACCCTTACGCATTGGTTCTGATATCATAAGACCGGCAAATTGTTCTTCACCTTGATCCTTAATACATACTAGTCCGGCTTCACCAACCGTATTGTTTTCAATACTCCAGTATATGTTGTTACTAAGCCCATTCATACTATCTGATAGATATTTCAATATATCTTTAAGTATTTTAACTTGCCCTTGTATAGGTGTTAAATTGTGGTGCCATTCTGCAACTTGTTTGAAACTGGGCAGTTCAAACACTTCAATAGCCGCAAAGTCACCACCAGTTCCCAAACTAGGATCTAAACTTACTAGGTAAATGTTTTCTGGCTTTGGGTCTAGATACCAGCGTGTTTGACCCATTTTAAATTTGGGTTCCTTGCCCGCTAGCTCTGCTAAAGTCAAACTGCTAATTAATGTTTCATCATAGATTAAGAACTCACATCCGTATTCACGACGGAAACGTTCCTCACCAATACGACTTTGTTCTTGTTTTGCCCAAGCTTCATCTCTATCTGGATGTTCGCTCCAATGGCATGTGTATGCGCTAAATCCGTTTGTTCCCAGTGCTTGTTCATTGCCATATTCATCAAGTTTGTTATTTGCTTCTTTCCAAATATTGGCAAACGTATCTTCGTCACTGTTGGGCGTTGATGTAATAATAGCACGACCACCAGTTGCTAGTGTCGGGGATATTGAAGTCCAAAACTCATCGGCGATATTTGGTTGCACAAATGCAAACTCATCGCAATACAGTAAGGATATTGACATACCACGACCAGTGTTACCGGTAGTAGTTGCTGAAACAATTCTTGAGCCGTTATCAAATTCAATACTCCCTTTATTATAGTTAGTAACTCCACTGCGAATATGATCTGGACAAAGTTCATATGCATAGCGTATACGTTGCATAATTTCCTGTGAGCCAGTATATTTGTGTGCCGCAATCAACACAGTTTGATCAGGGTGAAACATTGTGAACCATAACAAGTATCCTGCCGCACAAGTGGTCTTGCCCATCTGCCTAGGCAACATATTAATTGTAAATCTATGGCCATGATATGCGTCCAACAATTCTGTTTGAAATCCATAAGGATCAAACAACAGTTTACCTTGAACTGGGTGTTGTATGTAAAAGAAGTTTTTACAAAAATAGTGATACCCAGTATCTGGATCCGCACATGCCAATAAGTCAGCAACTTGCTGTTCTGTAAACTTATCTTTTCTGTGAGCCTTTTTTGTCAGTACCCCGTCTAAACTTTTACTTGTCATGTTGTTATTTACAATAAAAAAGCGGAGACTCGCTCCGCTTTGATATTACGTTTTACCAATTATCTGTTTCTAACTTCTTGATATAAGTTATGTAATTGGCTCTTAAGACTTTCTGAAGTAACTGTGTATGGGTTGCCACCACCGTTAACTTTGGGTGCTTCGTTACCACCGTGGCTGTGTAGGTCATTGCCTTTCATTTTGGTAACTTCATCGCCAGCATATTCTTCGTTTGGGCTGTTGGCGTATTCTTCAATTTCAACTTCTTCTTCGTCACCAAACATTTCACCATGTTCTTCTTCACCGTGTTCTTCTTCACCGTGTGCCAACATGTCTAATGGGCTTTCTTCTTCGCCTGGGGTTTCTTCACCGCCTATTGACAACACAGCACCTACTGGTCCAGATACTGCATCATCTCCGCCCATCATGTCGCCACCTTTAAGCAAATCCAAAAGATCACGAATGTTTTCTGTTCCGCTAGCATTAACACTAACATTCATTGTTACTGGTGGTGCCGGTGGCATACCGCCCATCATTGGAGGCATACCGCAATTTTCATTTAATCCTGAAAGTTTTTTAATTGATTTTAAATCCAACTCTTTTAAAGGAGCGTTGGTTTTAACTTCCTTTAATTGTGTTACTGGTTTGTCGTATTGATCAATTTTGTTTAATAAATTATGGAAGTTCATTTCTTTTGTCCTTTAAATGGGTCAGCATTTTTTTCTTCTGGTGATGATTTAGCTAAAATCGCATCGTTAACGCCTTTTACTTGATCGCCCTTATGGCTTATTTTACCTAATTCTTTTAGAAAATTTAGCACTTTCTTATCGCCTACTTGATCTTGTGCGCTTTCAGTTTCATAAGGTTTGTTTAGTATTGCTTCTGTTGAAGTGCCAATTCTATTCATTGCCTCTACACCATCATCAATATTTTCTTGTTCTCTTGTGTTACGTACACGGATATTTGCGTGGCTTAGTTTTAATTGATCAGCCAAATATTCAGTTAATGTTTGCGGGGTAGTTGGGTAGCGACATGAAATGTCAAAAATAGTAACATTCATGTTCTTTAGACTTGGAAAATCCAAAGGCGCTTCTTGAATTGGGATTCGTTTGCCCTTACTAACTGATGCACAGTCGTATTTCATTAGGGCTGTTTTCATTGCTTTATCAAACCCTTCAGGAAGGTCTCCGGCAATCTTAATTTTGAATTCGTAAGTTTTTACGCTTTCTGAAAGGTACTCTTTAAATGTTGACATAGTGATATCCATTGTATTGTATTTATTTCATATTCTTAAGTTTTTCAATTAGGCTATTACGGTCTGCTATCACATATCCGTCGCCATTTAGATTAACTCCGTCGTTTTCATTAGAATCTTGATCCAACTTTTGTTTCTTAAGCTGTAGCTCAATCATTTTAAGTTTCTTGTCTATTTTTGCGGCTTTGGCATCAATAGCGTTTTTAAGCATGCCACCTGCTACTTCAAAGATACGTCCGCTGTAACGTGCTTCCACGTTCATGCCTAGATCCATTAGATCATCGTATGCGTCTGTTGCCCGTTGTGCCAGTGCATCAAACTCGTTGTCACTGATATCGCCTAGACCTTTAACTTGGGGCAATGCCTGAGCAATTTTATCAAATTCAGCCATATCTCTAAGAAAGGGTGCTGGCATTTCGGCCTTAGGACGATCGTTATTAACAATCTTCTTGTTTTCGGGCAAATTTAAAATTTCTTCAAGTTTCTTAGTCATAGCAATACTTATCTAACTCCGCCCTGATGGAATAAATCTCCTTCACTTAACACACGAAATTTAATTCCCTGACGCTTGCACCAAATTTGAGCGGCTTGCCATTTGGCTTGGTTCTTTACATACTGCGCCTGATTATATTTACTTTTTCCCACGCTTTCTAATGCTGATTGATTTCTTGGCTTGACTTCAATAAGTTCAACTAGCATACTTCCAGCTTTGTCTACATACTGTATAAAAAAGTCAGGAACGTAAATTGTTTGTCTATTTGTTAGTGGATCTCTATAGGGAATTGAAATTGCTTCGCTGGCCCAACGCTGTATACTTGGATGCGTGTCGCAAAATGTCATAAAGCTCCACTCCCAACTGCTACGGTAAGTTGGAGTTTTATTGCCTACATATTTTTGTGGGTTCTTGGGTACGAATTTACCGCGGGCAAATCTGCTCATACAAGTATGTTACGACTTTCATAAGTCTCAGCTAGGGACATTACTTTATAACCCAGTGTGCTTGTTTGTTCTCTGTAACTGTTCAATACCTCAGTTACCACTTTGGCCAACTGCACATCTGTTAGGCCTTTTAATGTGTCAATAAGTTCAAATACATTTACGTTGTCTAGCCTAGCTTGATTTAATAGTACAATACCAGTACTACGTGCGGCTTCGTCATCAAATCCTCTTTTTAAAAAGAATCCCAATACTGCGTCAATTTGATTACTGGGAAAAGTTATTTGATGTAAAAAGAATTTATCAAACAGCGCACGGACTTCTTGATTATTGCCATTGCCCCGTGTTGTTTGTTCTTGTGGTAAATTACTTATCATGTTATGGTCCCAAATCTACTTGTGTTGCTGTGGTTGTCGTGTTTGTATTATTTGTTGGGAATACAACATTTTTAACGCCACTTAGTCCTATAGTTGCCGCGGCCACTGCACCAGCAGTAAGCAGTCTTGTTCCTTCAACAGCAAGTCCAGCGTTTGTTAAACGTTTTGCATTCTGATATGTATTTACTGTTGTGATTGCTGTTGATAAAAAGTTTGCTGGACTATCAAAAGCAGTACCGTCTGCTAGGCTAGTTAATATATCACTAGCACCTTCAATAACGCCACCTGGTCCAAATAGTGTACTAGTGCCGCCGCCCGCCGCACTTAGTGGACTTGGCATTTTATCATAATGATCCACTGCAAACGCTTTTACTCTGCCACTGCGTATTGATCCAATATCATAGTGTACTGCTTCATAAGCAATGGTCATGTTGTTTTCAGCGCCAGCACTGCCTTGATCACTGCTTTGTGGAGTGTCGTGGCTAAATGCTGTAATCACTGGGTTAACCAGTGTATAGCTAACATATTCTCTTTTGTTTAATTGATACAGAACAATTTTATTAAAAAATGGTATTGAAACATTATTATCTAAACCGTATTTTGTTTTGATGTAGCTGGCGCTTTTCATTGCGGTTCTAGAATAAGCGCCTGGCGTTTTTGAACTACTTGGATCTGCAAAATAATAACTGTAGTAACTTTGCCAAAGTGTGTTTATAATGTGCGCTCTATCATCATGAAATTTAATGTTGATTGGCATAAAATCATGATCCAGTGTAACAACTTTTTTTCTATTGTATTGATTTAGCGTTGTGGTCTTTAATGTAAACTTGGGTAAATCAACACTTTTGACCAACAAGCCAATTTCATTTTGGTGTTGGAATTTTAAGTTTCCTGATTTTAACGCACTGGTATTAATGTCAAAAAACACATGGTATAGGAATTTAGACTTGGGTGCAAGCCTAAAATAATCATCCTGAAAAGTTCTTGCGGCGTGTTGCCACGACCCCAAGTTTCCTTTGGGATTACCAAGACCATTTACTAGTTGGTCTAAAAAACTATTATCTTTACTGGCCATACTTTATTTATTGAATAAAATAAACTGCGTACATAACTTTCAGTCGTTAAAAAAGGCTGTTGCCAGCCTTTTTATTAGCGTCCTGCGCCAGTTGCCAGGGTATTAATAGTTCTACCAACAACTGATCCAACACCTGTACCTTGTGGGCTTTGGATTGCATTATCATACTGGATGCTGAGGTCAATTGTTGCCGGAGTTTGTTCACCATATGCAATGCTTTGATAGTTAGCAGTAACTAGATAACAACCATAGCACTCCCATGTTTCTAATATTGTAGGAGTGTTGGCACCGTTACCGCCGTCTAACATTTCTATACGTGTTGTAAACTTATAGTCAACACCAGAAGCCGCTGAACTTTGTTCAAAGAAATCAAACTGTTTCTGTAATTGTTCACCAACCAGTTTGCTTACTGCGCCTGTTACATCGTCACGTAGCACAACTGCAATTGGACTCCATGTAGCTTTACCAGCATAGTTAATCTTACTGTTGTAGATTTCAATAATTTGGTTTGCAAAGGCAACGTTTGGTCTAGCCGCACTTTGTACCTGTTTAGTTAGTTCTGTTGTTGGAGTTGAAACACCAAAGTTTTCAAACATCACTCTAAAGCGATATTTTAGCTTTGGCATCAACATGCCCTGAGCTGATGCACTTGCGTCGCTAGCTAGGGGTACTGTGAATTTTGATAGTGTTGCGATTGCCATATTAGTATGCTCCGTTATTGATATTTATCATCTTATAGACCTGCTATTTCGCCCGTGTTCTTTAGGCGTAATGGAATGTAGATGAATTCAACTGCTTTGACCGGTTCAATGGCCACATCAACATACAACTCGTTTCTATCGATTCTAGACGGAGTATTGTTACTTTCATCGCAGACCACAATGTAATCATACAATGCACGTTGACCAACTAGTTCCAACATCAAGCTCTCCACTGCATTTTTAATTTCATCACGAGTAATTTTATCGTTTGGTTCAAAAATGTATGGTTTAGCCAGTACGCTTAGTTGTCTACGTAAGTAAATTACCAAACGTGCTACGTTGATACGATCCAATGCACTTGCGTTTCTTGCACGAGTTTTCTGACCGTAGTTAACAAGACCGACACCTGTTAAGAATGTAAGTGGGTTAACTTTAACATCATACAATGTATCACGTTGTCCGTTGTTTAATGCCACTGCTGTAAATTCGCCTTCATCGTCAATATATCCAACTGCTGTTGCGTTAGTAATACCACCTCGACGTGTTCCAGCTGGAGCAAACCATGGATAGCTCACATTGTCGCTTAGTGCAATTGTGCGTAGCATCATGTGGCTTGGTGGAACAACTACGTTGTTACCAAAGTTATCGCTTGTGAAGCCCCATGGATAGAACATGGCCATGTATTCGTCAAAGCTGGCTGCTCCAAGGTCATTGTCTTCCAATGCCAATGAAGCATTGTTACCCCAATTGCTTAAACTTGTTGCATCACTGCGTAATCTTGCTGGAGTATCACCAACAACAAACGCTGTTAAACCGCGGTCATAGTTTAGTGTGATCATTTCGCCAATTAGTTCTGGATAACCTGGGCAAGCAATCAAGTTAAACACACGTTGATCTTCTTCACGAATTTCTTGGTTGCTGTTTGTTAATGCTTGTAGTGCTTGTACAATAACTTTACGCTGTGCCTTACGTCCAAATGTTCCTGAACCGTCTTCTTGGTTACCAGCTTCGCTAACCCAACGATGTGGATAATAAAGTGCCATTGACACATTATTCATACGTGGATTGTCTGCATTTACATCAACTGCGTTGCGTACATATTTCTTAACGTTGAATCCGCTTCTACGCAAGTTCCATAGCAACATGCCTTTTGGATATAGTGCTGGATCTGGAGCGTCTGGGTCTAAGTAATCGCTTGTTAACAAGTCTGCAATTAACCCAGCTTCGTCGCTGTTTGCGCCTGCTGTGTTGTAACGTGCATCAGAGAACAAAATACCATCTTCTGTACTTTGATCTGCTTTGTTGACCAGTCTCCACTTTAGTAGAGTGCCGTCATATTTGTAAATTGTTGGATAGTTTTCAATATCACTAGTGTCAATCCAAAGGTCACCATTCTTTAATGCTGTGCCATCGCTTTGTAGTTCTGGCTCAGTGGCCGCAACAATTGGACCAGCTGGGTCTGTTTTGCTTGCGCTTACTGCATTGTAAAATGGACTTGTTGCACTTTGATATCCAACCCATGTGCTACCGTTGTGTACCATAACGTCAACTTCGTCAACCACGCTGTTGTACCATAAGGTACCGTTAGCTGTTAAACTTGTTGGTGCAGTTCCGCTTGCTGTGA